GCAATGCTACCCGTATCGGCTATCAAGTACATTCTCGGAGAAGAGTTGCAGCACGAGTTCATCACGACCAAGGGCGATGTCCTTGAGATCCTGAACGCCCGAGTGAAGTTCGCTATCCTGGCTGCCGCGAAACTGCAAGCTCGCAGGGCGATGGCACAATCTCTGCCGATGATCGTTCAGTTCTTGACCAGTCCGGAGACAACCAAACAGCTGGCGGCGCAGGGCAAGAAGGTTAAGATCGAGGAAGTCGTCAAGATGTTCTTCGCGGTGTCCGATTGGAAGACTTATGACGATGTCGTTGTGAATATGACGGACGAAGAGAAGCAACAGGCACAAGCTAATTCTCCCGCAGCAATAGCAGCGGCGAAGGCGCAAGCATCTCAAGCAGCCCTAGCCCAGCAGCACGATAACAAGTCAGACCTAGCTGAACAGGAAAACATCGCGAGAGCTGGCAGGGACGTTTTGAAGCACGGACTCGATCAAGAGTCTATCGGTGCCGAAGAAGCGGCTCCGGCTGCCGGTCTCGAAGCCGCCCCCGCAGCGGGGCTTGGAGTTTAATTTATGGCTGAGAGCTTGATGGTTGACAGGGTCGAGGCGAGTCTGGGTAGGACGCTCACTGACGAAGAGAGGTTCGAAGTTGAGTTGTGGGATAAGGGTCGAACGTTGGCTCAGGTCATCCACACGGAGGCGTACACGATTCTGATCGATACGCTCAAGAGCTACGCGGATCGAGCTACCTACGATCTGTTGAAACTCTCTCCGGGTAGCGAACATGTGAAGGAAGCCCATGCCGCTGCCTACGCCCTCAACGATCTAGCGGTTAAGTTTCCGGAAGACGTGAATCGAGCTGTGAACACGCCGACTCCAGTGTTTCTGAAGAACGCGGCTCGGATGATGAGCCCGGTTCCTCCCGAAAGCTTGTAGTTTCGAAACAAGTCTTGTGTGGTTTTCGTTTCAAAAAATCCTACGCTTTAGAAAGGAGGTTGTCATGACATAGGAGGTAACATGCCATGCCAATCACAAAGAAGAAAGTAGCCAAAGGTCTGCCGAAGCGGACTTACAACCCGATTCGGAAACGGAAATACGAGCTATATCTGTTCCGCTCGACCTGCGGTGTTTGTCGAGTAACCTTCCGCACTCTCGCTTTTCGCAAAGCGCATGAGGCCAGCGGACATAAAGCCCTGGTCGGTCAGAGGCGCGGTCAGAAAAACTGATCGCTTTTTCTGACAAAAACAATTGACCGTTCTGGCGGATTGCCAGAGGTCCAAGGAGATTCACATGCCAAACGTAGCCTCTGTAGTTCCCGATCCGTTTGCCGACGATTTGTTTGCGCCTCTCGCGCCGAACGATCCGGAAGGAAGCTTTGAGGATGAGATTCAAAAGATAGCGGACGAGCAAGGGATCTCGACGGAGGTCCCCGCTCCCGTTGTTGACCCGGCTCCGGCAACCCCGAAGGCTGCCGACGAGCCCCAGGTCTATGCCTATGAAGATGGTTCGCAGGTAACCATCGAGCACGGGAACCGAGGCTGGAAAGCTACCCTGGATTCAAACACCGGGGCTCCCGTCGAGGTTTTCTACGGATCTACCAAGGATGAGTTGCTCGTCAACTTGTCTGCTGGAAAGATCAACGCGACGCAGAAGATTCGAGAGCTGAGCAAGAAAACGAAGCTCGGCATCGATTCTACGGATACACCCGTGGCTCCCGCTTCTGTTCCAGCCAGCGCCGCGTATCGCAACTTGACGGCGGATGAGATCTTCGAGTTGAAGACCAAGTTGCAAGATGATCCGGATGCCGCCATCGGGCAATGGTTCCAAAAGAAGACTGGATTGTCTCTTGAGGAATTCGTGAAGGTGGCAAAGACCGGAAAGGCAGCCTCAGACGAGCTGTCGGCGGAAGCGATCTCCAAGGAATTTTTGAGGACTCACGAGGAGTACGTTCCGTATGAAAAGAATTTTGAAGCTCTGATTGCTTGGTTGTGCAAGTACAAGTTGAATCAGCCACTGCAAGGGCGCGATCCGAACGCGATGATCGAGGTCCTGTACAACGCCGGACAGTGGACGGCTGAGACTTTGGACGAAGCTTACCAAGACTTGGTGAACGACGGATTGTTGGATCTCCGAGTCGAAGAAGAGGAAGCTGACACAGTTGTAGTTCCCGCTGCACCCGCAGCGCCAGCAGCGCCGGTCACTCCGGCTGCTGCCACCCCGACGACCTCTAACGACCGGATTGTTCGTGAAAGGCGTCCGAGAGCGGGCAACGCAAACCTTGGTATTCGTACATCGGAAACGGTGGCTCGAAACACCGAGGCTGCAACGCCGCCCTCAGTCGAAGAGTTAGACAGCCTGTCTGACGGCGATGTGGAGAAATTACTCCACGGCGTTCGTCAGCTCCGGTTGGGGACTCGGCGCTAGAAGTAACAACCTTTCGAGGTAACTCTCATGGCTTTTTCACCAGCAAGCATCCAGACTTCAGGTGCCTTGCCCAACCTCGTGGCCATCTACTACGAGCGCGGAGCAATTCCCAACCTGAAGGCGCAGACCCCATTCCTGAGCATGACAAAGCAGAAACCTCTGCCGCTCCGGTCTGGTAACCAGATCCAATTCTTCACCTACGCTCTCTTGGCTGCCAACACCAACCAAGCTGCGGAAGGTACGGTCGGTTCTCCCATCAGTGAGTCTTCGACCAAGATCGTGGCGACAATCGGTCAGTACGCCGATTTCATCAACAGCTCCGATCTGGCGATGGACGTTGCAATCGACGATCCGTCACTGTTGCAGAACCTGTCAACCGAATTGAACTACCGGTTGGCGCTGACCCTCAACTCTCTCGTTCAGTTGACCGCTGACGCCGCTGTTGCGGTGGATTCCAGCGTCAACATCCTGTTGGCCAACGGGTCCTACCTGACTGCCAACAACATCCGCACTGCTACCCAGCAACTCGCGGGTGTCAACGCTCGTCCGCTGACGAAGGACGGGTATTGGGGTGGGATCATCCATCCGTTCGTCGTGCATGATGTGCTGAATGACACCAGCGCAAACGGCTTGACTGACATTCTGAAGCGCAACGAGTCTACAGTTGACAAACTGATGGCTCCTCTTGCGAACGAGGAAGTCATCCAGTTCGCCGGTACGCGGTTCAAGCAGACCACCACTGCACCAAGCTCCCTCATTGGTGGCAACACGTACTACAACACATACATCTTCGCGGATGATGCGTTGTTCTCCGTGTTCCTCGGGAAGAATCCTGAGTCCGGCGAGAAGAACTACCGCTTGCTGATCCAGGAAGCTCCCGCACAGGGCAGCGTCGCCGATCCTGCTCGTCAGATCGGGGGTTGGGTCTCCTACAACGTGAAATACACAAACACGTTGCGTCCCGGCAGCACGATGGTTCTTCGTCGGCTGCAGAGCGAGACCAGCTCTAGCTAAGCTTCTCGGCGGACCGAGGGAGATTCGGATTGGATCTCCCAACGTCGGCTGAAGCCTAGCGGCTGTCCTGGTACATCGGATCTTTCTAATCGCAAACTCTCCCAGGGCGTCCTGCCGGATTGGTGGGACGCTCAGAATTTACAACCCTTCGGGGGACTAGATGAACCGGCGCTGGTGGCTCGCGACCACACATACGGCTTAGAGGAACGGGCGTCCCCTGAATTTTTTTTCAATTGCACTCTTAACCTCCAGGAGAAAAACAAAATGGCGACTTCCATAACGAAACGAACGGGACAAAGTGTATTGCTGACCTGGGACTACCCGGCAGCCGACGAGGTTTTGATCGACAGTTTCTTAGTCGAATCGGGTCCTTCAGCGGCGGGTCCGTGGAATTCCTTTCAGTCAGTGTTTGCGAACGCCCGATCAAAGACGTTTTCAGCGGGCGCGGTGTCCGAATTCTATCGAGTGAGCGCAGTGAAAAACGGCGGGGCCTCTACGCCTTCGACAGAAGTGGTTCAGGTGGTGATTGACAATACGCCGCCCGCTCCCACAAATCTGTCGGTGTCGTAAAGAGTCAACCTCCGTCTCGTTTCGTGATTCTTCCGGGAGGGGGTCAAACCCCTCCTGGATTTTTGTCGAGTTTATTCGCCAGAAAAGTTGACAAGTCTGACTTGTGAACTCGTCTGGGAAGTAAACTCGTAGGGGTGGCAGAGCGGCTAAACGCACCGGTCTGTAAAACCGACATCCCTTGGTGGATTACGCAGGTTCGAATCCTGCCCCCTACACCATTTATGAATGTCGAATGCTCAAAAGCTCAGTGCCGATATTGCGGAGAGGTTGCGGGATTTGCGGACGAAGGCCAGCACATCACGATGTTCGAATGTCAGAGATGTGGTAGAAACAATGAAGCGCGGCATCGTCCAGATCCAGATCCTCTGCCTACCGCTGTCAACGACAAGCGGGTTGCCGTTATTCTTTCTATGCTCGATTCTTTCGGCAACGCGGCGCTTAGTATGCCGCTCAGGTACGATCTTCCCTGGTTGCTGCACGTCCATCAGAGCGCCCAGGACACCGTCAACTACTTGTTCGGATATCACGGACGCAAGACGATCATGATCGGTCGCAAGAAGAATTCCGCCGCCGTAGCTCCAAAGGGTAGAGCAGCGGTTTTGTAAACCGATGGTTGGGGGTTCGAGTCCCTCGGGCGGCTCCAACTAATTCACACGGAGGATATCATGTCAGACGAAACGAATTCAGAAGTGAAAGTTGAGGCCGAGACGGAAGTTGCTGCGGAAGTCGAAACGATTCTTGAAACGCACCCGGAGCCGGAACTCTTCGACCCTTTTGTTGATCCGGACGAGTCCGTTGTGGAGCCCAACTTTACGTCCGCTGAGTTCAACGGACACAAGGTCGAGTTCAACGAAGCGGGCGAGTGCTTTATCTCGAAAGATGGTCAGTGCCTGGGCATCGCGGCAGGCGCGATCAAGAAAGTTTCCGATGTCACGGCTATCATCAATCAACGGGAAAAGGGCGAGTAGCTCAGCCGGGAGAGCGCCGCACCTGCAATGCGGAGGCCGAGAGTTCGATTCTCTCTTCGTCCACCACAGACTGGTAGTAGCAACCGGATAAAACGCCTGCCTCCAAATCAGGAGTTCTCGGTTCGAATCCGAGTCGGTCTGCCAATTTTGTTTTACTCCGAGGATAGGATGATACTCAACACCAAACCAGACATCAACGAAACACTCGATCCCCTCCCAGCAAGCATTCTGCTCGACGTGGCTCGAAACGAATCAGCTTCGTATGAGTGGCGAAAAGCCGCCATCCGTCTCATGCGAAAGAAGGGCTACAAACAGGCCGAGCACCCCGAGCTGATTTTGTTTGTCCGAGAGATCGAGAAAGAGGAGCAGGCC